ACCTACTGCAAGTTTTGCCCTGCTATGGCTATCTGCCCTGCTAAAACAGGGTTAGCACGTAAAGCTATGATGATGGAGCCTACTAGCGAAGATGCTAAAGGGTTAAGCGAGGCATTAGATTTAGCCGACTCGGTTGTAGAATGGGCGCAGTCCGTCAAAAAATTGGCGCACGAACAAGCAGAATTAGGCTTAAAGATAAGCGGGTATAAACTAGTTGATAAACGCGCCACAAGAAAATGGAGATGCACCGCAGAAGTTGAAACAGTAATTAAAAAAGCAAGACGTGTAAAAATAATGGACGCTATGAACGCCACATTAAAATCACCAGCACAACTTGAAAAAGTTTTTAAACAAAAAGGGCTTGACTTCGATAAGTATGCAGCCTATATTGAAGCTGTCAGTACGGGGACAACATTAACCACCGCTGACGATAAACGACCTGAAGCTTTTAACGTTGGTGCTTTTGCAGCAATGATTAAGCAAACGGATTAAAATTTAAAATAGCAAACAGGAAATATTCCATAATGACTAATAATTTACCAGCAAACCTATCTCGTGCCATTGACGCTATGGCTGGCGCAGCAGTAGCAATCGACGCCTCAAGCGGTGATTTTAATTACTTAAAGTTAACAAAAGCGGGTGAATGGGTTCACGGCGCGGAAGACGACGAAGTTGATACGCAATCAGTTTTTGCAGTTGATACCGAATCTTTTTTCGCAGGGTTCCAAGCATGGGCTGACGGTTCACTAGAAGGTGAAGAAATTCGATTACTGACTGAGCCACCAGTTACAAAAGCCGACCTACCCGACGTAGGCGCGGAATGGAAAGCTTTATTAGGTTTCCAATTAGTGTGTATTGACGGAGCCGATTTAGGTTTGCAGTTAGTTTATAAAACTACATCGAAAGGGGGTATTACAGAAATTAATACTCTTATGAAATCTATTGTAGCCCATGTAAAATCAGGTAAGCACGACGGGTTGTTAATACCTGAAATTAAGCTGGCCGAAGATAGTTACAGGCATAAAAAATACGGTAAGATTTATACGCCTGTTATTAACGTAGTTGGGTGGGTAGCGGCTATGCCTACAAATGACGCTAAACCAGAAGTTGTAGCAGAACCAGAACCCGAAGTAGTAGCGGAAGAAGCAGAAGCCCCAAGGCGCAGACGCCGAGCTTAAATTTACTAACTGACCAAGGCCGCATTAAAGCGGCCTTTTTTATCCCTACTATTAAAGGCGTATAAACATGATTGTACTAGATTATGAAACACGAAGCAGAGCCAATTTGTTAGAAGTAGGAGCGCATAATTACGCCGCGCACCAATCTACTGATATTTTATGCTTGGCTATGTATGACGAAGATACAGACGAGAAGATTGTATTTGACCCTTGCCAAGAGGCAATTCCACAGCTATGGGTTGATAAGCTTAATAATGCTGTTTTTGTAGCCGCAGTAAACGCAACTTTTGACAGACTAATACATCAGCACGTAGGTAAGGTGTACGATTTCCCAGAAGTAGCTTACGATAAATGGTATTGCGTATCAGCGCAATTCCGTATAAACGCACTCCCCGCTAATTTAGAGGATGCCGCCAAAGCAGCGCAAATATCTGACTTAAAAGACCTGCGCGGAAAACAGTTAATTAAGTTACTTTCAATACCACAAGAAGACGGCAGTTTTAACGAATCTCCAGCACTTATGCAAGAGATGAAAGACTATTGCATGAAAGACGTACTAGCTACTGTGGCGGGGCTTAGAGCCTGCCGAAGATTGACGCCTACCGAACACAAAGATTGGTTGTTATGCGAGCGTATGAACGAGCGTGGCGTTAAAGTAGACCGTCAACTGGCACTTCTGGCAACTAGTTATGCGGTAGTCGAACAATCGCAAATAGCCGAACAGATTACAGATATCACAAAAGGTGAGGTTACAAAACCAACTCAATACCAACGTATCAAAACATACATACTAACCGCCGTAGAAAACAGCGACGACATTAACGATAAAAATCTATTAAAGCTTATGACTGCCATGAAAGATGGTAAAAAGAAGGTAATATTGGATAAGGGAGTGCGCGAAGCAGTTATAACTGCGGTTGACGAAGGTAATTTGCATTTGTACGAAGACATAGAAGAACTAATACGGTTGCTTGATGCCGCCAGTGCTTCTAGTGTTGCCAAGTTTGCCAAGATGAATTTGTTAGCTTCCCTTATTGACGATAGGGTTAGAGGTGCGTTTATACATGCTGGAGCTAGTCAAACACACAGATTTAGTAGCAAAGGTTTACAACTTCACAATATGAAACGCGATTGCTACAACGCCGAGCAAACCGAGGCTATAAAAACCAAAATGGCAGCACAAGAAGATATACCGGATGTTATGCAATCACTGGCAAAATTATTACGCCCAGCATTAATACCGGAGAAAGGATGTAAATTTGTAGTGGGTGATTGGTCGTCTATAGAAGCACGAGCGCTTCCGTGGCTATCAGGCGACCCTAAAGCAGAGAGTAAGCTAGACTTGTTTCGTAAAGGTGTAGATACCTACGTAGAAGCCGCGAGAGGTATATACAACAAGCCTAGTATTGATAAAAGTTCACCGGAGCGGCAGGTAGGTAAGATAGCCGAGTTATCGCTAGGGTATGGCGGGGCAGAAGGCGCGTTTAGTTCAATGGCTAAAGTATACGGCGTGGTATTGCCTGATTACTCGGTTAGAAAAATTGTACGTCAATGGCGCGCAAAAAATACATGGGCAGTTGATTTTTGGGGTAAGCTAGAAACAGCGGCTAAAAAAGCAATTCGCAGCCGTGGAGAAAAATCTTTTGTAGCGGGGCGGGTTACATATCATTTTATACCTAAAATGCTCGGCGGGACGTTAATTTGTGAATTGCCCGACGGGACGTTTATACAGTATCCATTCGCTAGAATAGAGCAAACCGACCGAGGCAGTAGTATTGTTGCGTTAAAAGCGGCGGTAAAACCTAAAGCAACTGATAGCGCAAAGCACTGGGGGGAAGTGCGGTTATGGGGTGGCCTGCTATCTGAAAATATAGCGCAAGCTTTCTGTGCTGGTTTATTGCGCAATTGCATAAGAAACTTAAACGAATGGGCGGATTATCTTGTGGCGCACGTACATGACGAGCTAATATTGGAAGTTCCCGATAGCCTAAGTGAAAAAGCAGCCGTAGGATTGCAGCAGAAAATGGAAGAAGTACCCGCTTTTGCGGTAGGTATGCCGTTAAATGCCGAGCCAGTGGTGTTGAGACGGTACGGTAATCACTAGGCAAAAAAAACCCCGTTGACTAGACGGGGTTCCCATTCACAACTCAGAGGTAAAAATATGAAACTTAACACTAATCACCAGAACGATATTACAGACAACACCGGAAAAAAGCAAACACCTAAAGAAAAAACAAACGTAGTAAAAATAGAAAGTAGGGGCGCTATAGATTACAACGTGGATGAAATTGACTCTTTTATCGACCACGTATTTCATTCCCAACTTGACCCTGACGAGCATATTATTGGTTGGGTGCAAAAAACTAATACTCCAGCGTATCCCAAGGATATAGACAAAATAATAACAAAGTTTGGAGATAACAAACCTTCCAGAGTTTGCTACTTCGGGACGGCAACAGTTACAAAAGATGGTGACGGGGAGTTATTTAACCGTAAAAAACAGTTTAAACGCCTTCATGTTGTGGTGCTAGACGACATAGGAACTAAAATACCACTTAGTAAGGTTCCTGAAGATTTAATCCCTAACTACATAATAGAATCCAGCGAAGGTAATTTTCAATATGGCTTTATATTGGAAACACCTATACATAATTATGATTTAGCAGAAGCGTTGATCCACTTAGTTTATACGTCGGGCTTTAGTGATACAGGCGGAAAACTGCCATGTAAACCTGTACGTCTACCTTGCGGCATAAACGGTAAAGAAGGTGCTAAAGGAGACTTTAAAGTACGGCTAACCGCTATGAATACTGATTACTGGACGCCTAACGACCTGTTAGATATTTTAGATGTCGGAGTAACATGGGCTGACGTAGAAGCTGACATAGGCACAGCCAAACAAGGTAAGTCTGCTAGATTTACAGGTACATCTTTATGGTCACCTATAAAAGCGACTGCTGCCAGTTTAGCAGGGGTTATAGACCCTGTTCTTGAATGGTTGTATGAACAGGATTTAGTGATTGATGATAGCGGCGACTGGGTAAAAGTAAAATGCCCGTGGCTTGAAGGGCATACTAGTGGGGATGGTTCAGCAGGATACTCACCAATAGGGCGGGGCGGCAATTCTTCAAACTGTAGAGGGTTTAAATGCTTTCACGACCATTGCAGCGAATTTAATACTACTGACTTTCTAAAGCATGTTGCCGGAGAATCGGGAATAGAAGCGCCAGTTATTGATAACGTAGCTGACTTGGTAGCTGACTACGCTTACTCAATATCAGATAACGCCGCTATCCGCATACGAGGTGTAAATAAAC